AAGACGGTAACAGAACAGAACGCCCAGTAAGGAACACAGATGGCAAGTAAATTACCAATTAAGGACATATTGGCTGCTATTGATATGAACGCAAAGTCAGTATGGGCAGAGCTAGAAGATGATGAAAAGAAACAGGTTAGTTTTTGGCTACTAAATAGGTACGCTAGCAGCGTCAACGGAAACCGCGAAGCTCAAGAACTAGCAATCATGAAGACTAACGAGTACTATAACAAACACTTTAACGACATTGGTGTAGGCAAAGATAACGGACATCAACAGTTGATGTGGCAACTACTTTGCGCTAGTGGTGGTACTGGTAAGATTGAATTCCATCAATGGATTGGCTTTAAGAAGAAAGCCGGTGGCAACGATAAAAGTGTGCGGTTGTTAGAACGCATTTATCCTAATATGAAAACTGACGAGGTGGAGTTACTTGCTGGACTATCTACAAAGAAAGAACTCAAACAACTGGCTGAAGAACATGGCATCGAAGGCGTCAAGCTCTGAAAAACCATTCAGGTGCGAGTACTGTAAAACAGGATTCGTAAGAGAAAAAACACTAATGTCTCATGTGTGCGAAAAGAAGCGCAGGGCATTACAGAAAGGTGAGAAGCACGTACAGCTAGGATACATAGCGTTTAATCAATTCTATAAGTTGAGTGCTGGCGCAAGAAAGGACAAGACCTACGAAGAGTTTTGTAACAGCCAGTACTATAACGCATTTGTAAAGTTTGGCAGCTTTGTGACCAATGTAAGGCCGCTGTATCCTGAGAAGTATATCAACTACGTGGTCACTAGCGGTGTCAAGCTGGATCAATGGTGTCGCGAAGAAATGTACGAAAAGTACGCAACTGAACTGATACGCAAAGAAGGTGTAGAGACTGCCCTAGAGCGCAGCATCAACACAATGGCAGAGTGGGCAGAAGAAAATAACTCAGTATGGAATCATTACTTTCTCTACGCAGCACCTAACAGAGTAGTATGGCACATACGCGATGGCAAGATCAGTCCGTGGCTCATACTCAACTGTAAGTCAGGAAAAGAGATGCTAAATAAATTTAGCGACGAGCAGCTAAACTTGATCTATCATGTGTTAGATCCAAAGCATTGGGCTCTTCGTTTCAACCGTCAGAAGAGTGACGTACAACTGGTTAAGGATGTTGTAAAGCGAAGTAAACTCTAGGAAAACATATGAAAATTCTAATCATGGGCCTACCGGGCTCTGGCAAGACGTGGCTAGCTGAACGTTTACAGAAGCACTTAAATTGTGCTTGGTTCAACGCAGACATGGTACGTAATATGGCCAATGATTGGAACTTTGATAGGACGTCTAGAATACGTCAGTCGTATCGAATGAGAAACATGGCAGACTATGAGGTAGGTTGCGGTAGCAGCGTTATTTGTGATTTTGTGTGCCCTAATGACGAAACTCGGCAAGCATTCAGACCGGATATTACTATTTGGGTGGATACCATAACAGAAGGCAGATACACAGACACCAACAAGATATTCAATCAGCCCAGTTACTATGACATTCACATAGACACCTATCTGTCTGATCAAGAGATTGAAAAACTTGCTGAGAGATTAAAAGTAAGGTTGAAAAAATAAAAGTATGGAACCAATAGTAGAACGCAAACGTCACTTGCTAAAAGCAGTCACGTGGCGGATCATTGCCAGCATTACTACAGCTCTAATAGCATTTGCTTTTGGACTTCCCATAAAGGCAGTAGGGTTTGTTTTTGTTGCTGACATCATTATTAAATTCATTATGTACTATGCGCACGAACGAGTATGGTATAAACACATAAAGTACGGAGTTAACAGTGGCACACCACGCTGACATAGATATTGACTTTCCAGACAGAACAGAACTGTTGAGCAAGATCAAACACCGCCCGGCTAAACTTACCAACGGTAAGAAACACAACACCGGTGTATACGTATCTGAGATTCCTTACAACCCTGTAGATAATATTGCGACCATCGATTATAAGAGTGCCGACGAACGCGGCTATTTCAAGTTAGACTTTTTAAACGTAAGTATCTATGAAGCAGTAAGGGACGAGGATCACTTAGTAGAGTTAATGAATAAAGAACCAATGTGGGAATTGCTAGAACACGCAGAGTTTGCTGATCAAGTGTTCCACTTAAATGGTCAGCACAATATATTGATTCAAACAAAGCCAAGGAACGTAAATCAATTAGCTGCCGTGTTGGCTATGATTCGTCCTGCTAAAAGATACCTAGTGGGCAAGGATTGGGATACTGTTATGAAAGAAGTGTGGATCAAGCCGTCCAACAACGAATACTACTTCAAACACGCACACTCAATTTCCTATGCAATGGCCGTGGTGGTTCATATGAATTTGCTGTGCGAAACGATTAGCTCTTAGGCTTGCGGACCAGTTGGATAGATTTGCGTTTAACTCGCTTGATCGATAAATTGTTTAAGTTAACACATGGTCCTGTTGTTACTCGAACGTCTTTTGAGTTTAACGTAACAATCGAGTAACGATAGGGCAACATTTCTTTTCTTAAGAATATATTGATCGGTATAGACCGATTTGACTCCCACCACCATATCTCACCAAGTTCAACAAAATCTCTTTTCTCTTGTTCCGATCGCAGTGTAGTAAAAACATACATGCTAGTAACAACTTGATCTTGGTTGATGATAATCCCGACGTACTCCTGCCCACCGTAACTCACGATGCTTATAAATGGAAAATGTTCTTGAATATCTTTTGTTAGCATATTTGTTCTTGTAGTTGGTTCTCGATAAATACTGTTATGCAGCTTACACCAAGATATTTAGTCAAGAACAGAACTCTAATTATTTCAAATGACGTAGGCTTTGTCACGGAGTATAGACCAGTGTATCAAAGAGAATTACAAGTGTACCGAGGAATAGACAATGTCCTAGAGTTTCAGGTGCTAAACGCAGACCAAAAGCCTGTACAGTTAACCGGGAAGCAGGTTAAATTTGTAGCCTTTGACTCGAACAAAAGTTTAGTTGTAGATAGGACTGCTACAATTATTATTGCAAACAAGGGTCTAGTTACTGTTACGATCAGTGAGAACGACGTTCTTAACGTCAAACAGCAATACCTAAACTACAACGTCTACATTATAAACGAAGACGACAGTCGTTCGTTGACCTACACAGATGAACATTTTAACGCTAACGCAGTGATCTATCTCAGTTCTGTAGCATACCCAGGACCACGAGCGCCTATTACTATCGAATCATTCTTTCCGCCAGTTGGTGGCTCAGAATACTGGGTATCTGATGTTATAACAGCAGAACCGGGAATCAACGGCAACGAAGCAATGCATACTGCCGCAATCTACACCAGCGAGTACATAGGCGATGTTGTAATTGAAGCAACACTTGAGAATCAAATAATCGGACAGAGCAACGTCGAATGGTCTGAAGTAGCTCGGTTGACGTTTGACGGGACAGAAGAACAGGCAACACCTGTTAACTTCGTAGGCGTGTTTAGCTTTATTAGATTTAAAGCATCAGCTGATCCAGAACTTACAATCAAAAAAATCTTAATTAGAAATTGACAAGTTGTTGATCTGACTGTATAATTTAACTATGAGCGCAGTATCAGAAACTACACTATCGTATCTACCAGGCAAGCGTAAGACTTCCCCCAAGGGGTGGATGTCTTTCAACGCAGTGTGCTGTCACCACAACGGTCAGTCAATAGACACCAGAGGTCGCGGCGGATTCATTGCTAATGGCGACGGCGGCGCGTCCTATCACTGTTTCAACTGCGGCTTCAAGACATCTTGGCAACCAGGCAGGAACTTAACATTCAAGTATAAAAAGTTGTTGCGCTGGCTCCACGTACCTGACGGAGACATCAACAAACTTGCATTGCAGGTGCTGAGAGAAAACGAAGGGGTTGAGGTAAAAGAGCACCTAACAGCAGTGCCTACCTTTGCTGCTGGCAAGATGCTCAAAGACGCGGTGCCGGTTGCAGACAACACCAAAGTAAACAAACACTTCGTTGCTGTGATTGAATATATGCAATCACGCGAATTATATTTAGAGGACTATCCGTTTCACTGGACTAATGATTTAGCCTACAGAGACAGACTAATAATACCGTTTTACCACGAAGGAGTACTAGTAGGATACACAGCACGGAGCGTAAACAGTGACAAGCGGCCCAAGTACCTTGCTGAAGAACCATCTGATTATGTGTTTAACTTAGACGCACAAGACCACAATAAAGAAGTAGTACTGGTATTCGAAGGCCCCATAGATGCTATCTACATGGGTGGGGCTGCACTGCTAGGGTCAGAGATAAGTGACGGTCAGGGGCTATTATTGAACAGGTTAAATAAGGAAGTAATAGTTGTGCCGGACAGAGACACAGCTGGTAAGAAACTAGTTGAGGATGCACTAAGCCGAGGCTGGAGCTTGAGTATGCCAGAATGGGAAGACGACATTGAAGATGTTGGTGACGCAGTGTTGCGTTACGGCAGACTCTACACTCTCCACAGCATATTCCAAGCAGCCGAGCATTCTCCTCTTAAAAACAGACTGAGAGCAAAGAAATGGTTCAAATCAAAAGAAGACTAAAACAGATTTGGGAATGGATTAAAATTCCTTACTACAAGTTTCAAGAGCATCGCGCCTTCAAAAAGCGTATGAAAGAGTTACGAGAAAAAGATCCGTTCATCTACAAATGAGCATCACTTGGGGCATATCGGCAAATAGTCACGACGCTGCTCTTGCAGTTTTTAAAGACGACATAGTGGTATTTGCCAGTCATTCTGAAAGGTTCAGCGGGATTAAGAATGACGCCCATCTCAACGCACTGCTGATTGAATATGCACTACAATGGGGCGAACCTGACCTAGTAGTGTGGTACGAGAAGCCGTTAAGAAAAACCATTAGACAACTGTTTGCTGGACAAGGGTTTCGTCTGCTTGAGAACAACGTAGGCGTATATCTTCGTAGTTTTGGTATCGATGCCCCAATTAAGTATACAGGACACCATCACAGTCACGCAGCCACAGGGTACTTTACTAGTGGCTACGACCACGCAACTGTGGTTGTTATTGACAGCATCGGTGAGTTCGAAACGCTGTCGGTATGGGAAGCTGAAGGCACGCGCCTTATAAAGAAATATAGCCAAGGATACCCTCACAGTGTAGGGCTTTGGTACTCGGCAATGACTCAGAGGATTGGTCTCAAGCCCAACGAAGACGAGTACATTCTTATGGGCATGGCAGCATATGGCGATCCAGACAGACTGTTTCTTGACGTGCTCAATGATTTTATATTAACAACAGGGTGCGGATATAGTCCCGTAACGCACCTGACCTATAACCTGCATCGCGGCTGCAAATGGTGGCGTCCTGACCTAACATCTGAGCAAGACATGTACGACATTGCCGCAGCCACGCAGTCGGTGTATGAATACATACTACACAATATCGTGTCTTGGGCCAAAGCAAGACTGCCCAGTGACAACCTAGTGTTCATGGGAGGGTGTGCTCTTAACTGTTCTGCCAACTCGGACCTATATAGGCTCTACGACAACGTTTGGATAATGCCCAATCCGGGCGATGCAGGGAGCGCAGTAGGATGTGTTCTTGCCTACAAAAAGCAGCACACAACGTCTGTGGGCCCTTATACAGGCTATAACATAGACAAGCCGTACCCTGTAGAAGAATTAATTAGCACTCTAAAGACTCACGGTATTGTAGGAGTTGCAAACGGCAGAGCAGAGTTCGGACCACGAGCATTGGGCAACAGAAGCTTGCTAGCTGACCCAAGAGGCACAGATATCAAGGATCGAGTAAACGACATCAAGCACCGGCAGCACTTCAGGCCGTTTGCTCCTATGATACTTGCGGAACACGCAGAGGAATACTTTAGCGGCCCAGTTGGTCCGTGGATGCAGTTTACTGCAACCTGTAAGTTTCCGGAATTGTTTCCTGCGATAGTACACGTAGACGGTACGTCCAGAGTGCAAACGGTGAGCAAAGATGATAATCCAGGCGTGCGCAAACTGCTGGAGAGGTGGTACGAAGAGACAGGATGTCCTATGTTGCTAAACACAAGTTTGAATATTAAAGGTATGCCGATGGTAAACGACGAGAAAGACGCCCGAGAATTTACAGCAAAGTACGGCGTTATAGTTCATTGAAATCATTGACAAAATTCACTAAGAGGTAGTATAATTAAAGTATGGCAACTAGACAAAATACAGATTACGGATACGAAATACAAAAAATATATCTTGAGATGATGATGACAGATGCTGAGTCATTTGTTCGATGTCAGGCTGTATTCGACCCAGAGGCGTTTGACAGGCGCCTGCAACCGGCAGCAAAGTTTCTTGACAACTACGTCACAGAATACAATGCTATGCCTACATTTGATATGATAAATGCGGCACTGGACTCAAAACTAAAAGACCCAGGACAACTACAAGACAATCACTATGACTGGTTGCTCACAGAGTTCGAGACCTTCTCGAGACACAAGGCACTAGAAGCAGCTATCCTACAAAGTGCAGACCTACTAGAAAAAGGTGAGTACGGTCCTGTAGAGGATCTTGTGAAAAAAGC